TTTTAAGATCATAGAGAAAAACTTGAATGGGGATGTGAATACTCCCTTCCGGTTCACTTACCGTACAGTTCTGTCGGGATGTGTTGTTGCGGAGTTTGACGGGCACGGGTACAAGAACTGCCATAGGCTTGATGATGGTAGTCTGCTGGTCATTTTTGACAGGCATGGACTCCGTCCCGGCACTCTGTCGGTCAAACGCGAATACTATCTTTCTGATGCTGATTTTGCCGATGGTATCTGCAATCTTGTATCGGTGGAGATTACAGGTGTTATCCTCGTTTCCGGCAAGACGGATGAGAGCACAGCGGAGATCATTCCCTATCCGGATTATGCCGCATACAATGCGGTGCAGAGCGTATCTCTGTCAGATAAGGAGTATGATGATGTGCTGAGTGATTTTAAGATTAATAAATAATTACATAAAATAACAACGGGCCAAGTTCCGGCGGAACTTAGGCTAAAAATAAGATACATTATGGCAAAAATGCATAAACTGACGAAGGGCGGACAAACCATATTCCCGGCTACCATCTATGATGCGGTGGTTAACCCCAAAACGCGTAAGAGTCTGGCTACAGAAATGTCGGGGTTAAATAAAGGAAGTGCCATTTCAACACAATTTGATACAGATTTTTCAAAAACCAGACTTGGAATTCCAAAAGAAAATAGAAGTACAGGAAAGATTTTAAGTTATAGGAATGGAGCAACTGGGGAACTCACTGTTGAAATGTATATAGGAACATCTATGGATGATCAATATTGGAGCGATGATTTATTCTGGTGCCCATTGCTGCCATCGACCAAATTTCCCTTTATCAACGTCACGGCAATAACCGGCAATAATTACAACACGCCCGATGCTGCCAGGAATGCTCTGCCGAATACTTACAATAAAAAAATCGGATTGGTTTTCACTTATAGAGATTTGACAAACAGATATAGGGTATATCTGTACAATTCTGAAACGAGTAATTATATACCGCTTGATTCTTACATGTACGATTCTGTCGTGTATAATTCGAACAAATCTAATACGAGGTTGTCGATAAGCAGTATTAACCGGAGAAAAGGATTTATCTTATCGTATCAAAACGAAGACAGGTTTATAATTGAAATATATAAATCTGATAGTGTAGATAATGCAAATTGGATAAATGACAAGAATTGGATCGAAGTATTAACCATTGACTCTCTTGAAGAGGTTAAAAACGACTTGATGACAATACGACATATGTTGCAGGATGTGTCAATCAACAAGGTATATGACGAACTTTTGCTCACCAATAAGACAATAGACGGAGCCGGAAATATTGTAAATGGGAATGGGATTGTTATAGAAAGAATTGATATACCGGCAGGAGAAGAGTATATCTATACCAATGCATATTCGGTTTATTTTTATAGAGATAATGGCACGCTGCTTGGCACGGTTAATATGGGTGCTTCAACGGGAAAGAATATTTCAAAAAGAGAGATACCATCAGAAGCATCATATTGCAGGGCTTGGAATAATAACGCAAGAGATTTTTATTATCTATCATTCAATGAGAATTTTATTCCGCTTGAATTCGGTATAACACAGCTTCCTGAAACTTATTTAGATAAAAATCTGATAACAAATGATAATCTTATTGATGGTTATAACAATGTAAATGGATCGTTACAGTCAAACGAAGCTTATAATACTACACGATTGATCAGAGTCGTTGACAACATAACATCTGTATTTACCAATGCATTTTCAGTCGCCGTGTATGCAGCAGATGGTACGTGGATTGGGTATAGGGGCAGTCAAACAAAAACCTTTAGGGAGGTGATGACAGGTGAAAAAAATTGGGAATATATAATTTTTAATTTCAACAGTGTGGACTCCCCGTTTGTCTCGTTGAATTATTACCCTTGCAATCCGCAAAATGTGAGAAATGTAAAATTAGATAGAAATGAAATAATCAATATGGCGTATAAGGGGAAGAAATTTTGTTCATTTGGAGATTCGATCGTAGAACTGATCTCGTGGCAGAAGTATGTGTGGAAATATCTTCAATTCTCAACACATTATTGCCGAGGTATCGGAGGCTCCAAGGTTACATCCATTTCCCCAAAAACCAAGAAAGTGGACGAAAATGGCTACTATAATGCCGCTCATCCCGAAGAAGGAACTATCACTATACAGGATAATATGTGTGGTGACGGCCGAATAAATACTATTCCGACCGATACGGATGTATTAGTCATATATGCCTCCGCTAATGATATCACGGCAAATGCCCAAATCGGGGAGCTTGACGATCAGGACGAAAATCATTTAAAATACGCCTATGGGCTAATGTTGAGAAAGATTATCAAAAGATTGCCGGATGCCAAGATATTCGCTTGCATACCACATAATTTTTACAACTCTCATAATAATGCTGATTATCCTTATAAAAATAATATAGGATTAACGATACAAGATTACGGGAGTGTGATAAGAGAAGTATGTGCAATATATTCCGTCCCCGTAATTGATGTAAATGCATTAAGTGGAATATCAACACTTAATATCACAACGTATTTGCAGGATCAAGTACATCCAAATTCCGCAGGGGGGATGAAGATAGCTAACGTTGTTATTGATGCTTTAATTCAATATGTTCTCATGGATCTAACCAATCCTTACATCGAAGATACAAAAATGTAAAATTATGATAATTAAAAAGTTAATCACTAAAATAATGTTCCGTCTGTCTGTTGAAGTGCATCCGGATGCGGAATGGTAAAAGTAGAACAGAATATATGGAGCTTAATACAATAAACAAAACAGGAACTTGGAGCGAAACGGCAGACCGCATCAACAGCAACTTTAGCAAGATCTCCATTGAGGTTGAAGAGATTAAGCAGAACGGCGGTGGCGGCAGTGGTGGCGGCGGTGATGTCACCAATGCCGATCATGCCAACTCCGCATATACGCTGGATGAGGATACACCTGTACAAAACTGGTTCTTGTCCGCATTGAAAGATGATGAAGCGCAAGGTATAATCAATTTTCTCAAAGGTCTGAAAATAGCCGGAAATCTGATAAACCGTATCGTGAAGCAGGGTGACAAGGATGTCACCTACACCGATGAAGACGTGATGAGTGCATTGCGTGTAATGACTGAGATAGAGAACAGCGCGGAGAAGCTGAAAGAGATATTCTTGCGGAAGAATGTGGCGGATTCCACTAAGTTCCTTCTCAGCATGTTTGCCGGTGCTGTTTTCGGGAAGAATGGTTTTGCAAGCGGTTTGACCGGATTCGGAGCCAAGATATTCGATACAGGGCATGGAGAGTTTGAGAGCATGTTTATCCGCCGGTTCCTTGAAGTTCCCGAATTAAGATACAATCGTGTGATGGTCACGCTGGGCGACAAGTGGCGTGCGCCCGGAGCTGGTATTATAGAAACAGTAGATACAGGAACCAAAACATGTACGCTTAAGCTGGAAGATGGTGAGATTGGTGCTGTCGCAGTAGGTGATATTTGTATGGGTATCTATCATAATATCACCGGGAATGCTACGGAGGATTATGACGATGGAAAGGGCAACAGGCGTTTTGCCGGATTCTGTACGGTCTATTTCACAATCACGGAAGTCACAGGTGAAAGAAACGAAACATTCAAATACCAGTTGCGTCCTACATCTTCATCGTGGTCTTCTTCTTTCGATCCATTTGAAATGATGACATTCGTTGCATATGGTAACTTTACCAATGCAGGCCGTCAGACCTCAGTCTACGAAACAAGGACTTACACCCGTATGTTGTGGAAGCAGAATACATGGGAGATCTCCGCTGCCAATGTTGCCCTGCAATATGGAGACCTTTCTAATCTGAATATATTCGGATTGAACATGGATGGTTACTCCATGTATCTGAATAATATATATATGACAGGTATTATCAAGCAGATAAAGCCGGACGGAACACCTGTACAGACTTTGAATTTCCGTGAGGAAGGATATATACCTGGCGTACATTACGATTACTACGACAGCTTGTCTTATAACGGAAGCATGTGGGCGTGTATCAATGAGGATGGTTCGTCTGCTGCACCGGGATCTAACGGCGATTGGCTGGAGATTGCTTCTAAAGGTGATACGGGAACACCGGGGGCACCGGGAAAGGACGGGGTGAGCGTGACCAATAGCGGTCCGTGGTATTCCGGCTTGGTTGTTCCCAAAATGAGTATCGTTACAATGGGAGGAAGTTCGTTTCTTTCTAAGGTATCCACTACCAATCCTCCCTTATGGTGTTGGACAGACAATGCCGGTAATCGGTTTACTTTCAATGATGGCGGATACTGTCTTACGGGTGAGATAAATACCGATGAATATGAACTTTTGGCTCAAAGCGGAAAGGACGGAAGCGATGGTACCAGTTATGAGAGGGTATTTATCCATACTACAACAGAGAGTAAACCTGCTACTCCTTCCACGTCACAGACGGACGATTATGTACCTTCCGGCTGGCATGATGATCCTGTAGGTGTTTCCAGCTCTCTGCCTTATGAGTGGATCAGTGAGAGGGAGAAGAAAAACGGTATATGGAGTGAATTCAGTGCTCCTGCCCTTTGGGCGAAGTATGGATTTGATGGTGCTGACGGTGCTGAGGGCGTAGCAGGAACGAGCATCATTTGGAAAGGTGATTTTTCCTCCGCTCCTTCCAATCCTCAGAACGGGTGGGCATACAAGAATACCACTGATAAGAAATCATATGTATATCAGGATGGACAGTGGTATCAGATGACTATTGACGGAATTGATGGGAAGAACGGGAAAGACGGATTGAGTATTGTATGGAAAGGAGATCTCCAAACACCTCCTTCCAATCCTCAGACCAACTGGGCATACCGGGATACCAATAATGGTCGTGTATATATATGGAACGGAACAGCATGGGCATTGATGGTTGTGGACGGTTCGGACGGTGCTGATGGTGCAGCCGGTTCTGACGGATTGAGCGTGTTTATAACTTATAATGACAGCACTTCCCAACCTTCTGTACCTACCGGGAACGGTACTACTGGAGGATGGCATACAAATGCGACAAGTGCCGCCATATGGATGTCGCAGAAGGTTGCTGCGTCCGCATCTGACGGAGCATGGGGTACACCGATAAAAATCAAAGGTGACAAGGGTGACGGTTACACCCAGATGGGGCAGTTTAGGACTGGTATGGTTGTTCCTAAGATGGGTGTCGTTTCGATGGGTGGCGGCTCTTATGTAGCCAAGGTATCCACTACCAATCCTCCCTTGTGGTGCTGGACGGACAATGCCGGCAATCGGTTTACTTTCAATGATGGCGGATACTGTCTTACGGGTGAGATAAATACCGATGAATATGAACTTTTGGCTCA